GTTTAACGGACTTCAAAGATAATCGTTTTAACATTATTCTTAAATCTCGTCAGTTGGGTCTATCGACCTTATCTGCAGGATTTATTTTATGGAAGATGTTATTCAACCAAGACTTTAATGCATTGGTTATTGCAACGAAAGTGACCGTAGCAAAGAATCTGGTAGAGAAGGTAAGAGTCATGCACGACTTACTTCCTATTTGGTTAAGAGATGGTGGTAGTTCATCGGTAGAAGATAACAAACTTTCCTTAAAATTAAAAAATGGTTCACAAGTAAAAGCAATCGCAAGTTCTCCGGACGCAGGTCGTTCTGAAGCCCTATCCCTATTAGTTGTGGATGAGGCAGCATTCATTAGAGATATCGATGAAATTTGGTTATCAGCACAATCAACTCTATCAACGGGTGGTTCTGCAATCGTATTGTCTACTCCAAATGGTATCGGTAACTGGTTCCATAAAATGTGGGTAGATGGTGAGAGTGGCCAAAATGGATTCAATAATATCAATTTACATTGGACAGTTCACCCAGAAAGAAATCAGGCATGGAGAGACGAACAAACTCGTATCTTAGGAGTTAAAGGTGCAGCACAGGAATGTGATTGTGACTTCGTAGGTTCGGGTGATACTGTATTTGAACCAGCACTATTGACGTGGTATAGAGATACATATGTAATGGACCCGGTTGAAAAAAGAGGATTTGATAGTAATCTATGGGTATGGGAACATCCAAACTACAATAGAGCATATATGGTGTGTGCGGACGTTGCACGTGGTGACGGAGCTGACTATTCTACTGCACAAGTTATAGACATCGAAGATAGCTCACAAGTTGCAGAATATAGAGGAAAAATCGATACAAAAGATTTCGGTAATTTCCTAACAGCACTTGCAACTGAATATAATAATGCACTTTTAGTAGTGGAGAACTCAAATGTAGGATGGGCATGTATTCAACAAATTATCAATAGAGGGTATCCAAATTTATTCTATATGAGTAATGATTTACAATATATTGATACCGAAAGACAAATGTCTAACAAATATTATAGAGATGAAAGACAAATGGTTGCAGGATTTTCGACAACCAGTAAAACTCGTCCACTCATCATTTCAGCACTGGACACATATATGAATGATAAAGATATTCTAATTCGTTCAAGTAGATTGATAGATGAGATGTTTACATTCATTTGGCATAGTGGTAGAGCGGAAGCAATGAAAGGATATAATGATGACCTTATTATGGCATTGGGTATTGGACTTTGGGTTCGTAATACCGCATTGAGATTAAAACAAGAAGGTATAGATTTGACAAAGAATATGTTAAACGCAACTACCATAAACACCAATTCAGGAGTTTATACATCCAATTGGCAACAGCAAGGTAATCCATATGAAATGGACTTAGGTAAAGGTGAGAAAGAAAACTTAACTTGGTTACTAAAGTAATTTTTTTATATTTATATGTTGAAACTCTTATAAATGAATGAAGATTTAAATAAATGGTTTAAAGAAAAATGGGTAAACATCGGAAAAAAAGTCGATGGTAAACACCCACCATGTGGAACTTCAGGAAAAAAGAAGGGTTATGCAAAATGTGTTCCTGCTGCAAAAGCTGCCGGAATGAGTAAAAAAGAAAAAGAAAGTGCAACTCATAGAAAAAGAGCTGCACAAAATAAAGCAGGTAGAGGTGGAAAAGATAGTAGTGGACAAGGTAAAAAACCAATATATGTTTCAACAAAACCAAAAAATGAAACTATGAACATAGAAGAAAAACTAAATTTATTTTTAGAAAAGAATTGCCCAACTGACCCGGCTAAATGGTCTGCAAGTAAATCAGCTGCAAAATCTAAATTTGATGTTTATCCATCAGCTTATGCAAATGGATGGGCTGCAAAAAATTACAAAGGTAAAGGTGGTGGTTGGAAAAAATGTAATGAAGGAGAATCCAATGCATTATGTGAGTGCTGGGATGGATATAAAGAAGTAGGTGGTAAAATGAAAAATGGTAAAATGGTACCAAATTGTGTACCTGTAAAAGAGGATATTAATTCTGATGATGATGTAAATTATGGTAAAGTAGAACCAGAAGAATATGATGTAGACAATTATGATGATTTTAAAGACTTTATTAAATTTATAAGAGAATATAATACAGAACTATCTGAGGCAACATGTGAGTGTATGACTGAGGCAGAATACCAAGGTAGAAATGTTCCTTTAGGAAAACCAATGAGAGGTGATGTTAAAAAATTCAAAGTATATGTAAAGAATCCTGCAGGTAATGTTGTTAAAGTAAACTTTGGACATGGTGGAACATCTGCAGCGTCTAAGGGTGAAAAAACAATGAAAATAAGAAAATCTAATCCAAAAGCAAGAAAATCTTTTAGAGCTAGACACAATTGTGCAAATCCAGGACCAAGAACAAAAGCAAGATATTGGAGTTGTAGAAAATGGTAAATTTGGAAAAGTCGAAAATTTTCCATATATTTAACAAAATAGAATTATATTAAAATGGCAGAAAAAACAATATTTAGTAGGTTACAAAAATTATTTTCAACAAATACCATTGTCCGTAAAACGGATAGAGGCATTAAAGTCATTGATACCGATGAGTATCAAAATATGACTACGAATCTGGTAGACAGATTTATGAAATTGAAGGTTAGTAACTATGCATCAGGTACAGTAGAATCATCATTAGCATACCAACAGGTTCGTATTGATTTATTTAGAGATTACGATTCAATGGATAGTGACCCCATTTTATCTGCTGCATTAAATGTATACGCTGATGAATGTACTGCTAGAAATGAATTTGGAAATGTTTTAAAAATACATCACGAAGATGCAGAAATTAAACAAATATTAGAAAATTTATTTTACGATATTCTTAATGTTGAATTTAATTTATGGCCATGGGCAAGGAATCTTGTTAAGTATGGTGATTTTTATTTACAATTAGAAATGGCGGAAGAATTGGGAATTGTGAATGTATTACCTTTATCAACATATGAAATGAGTAGAGTTGAAGGATTCGACCCACAAAATCCACAAAGAGTTAAATTTGTGTACGCACCTTATCAAAATCCATATTCAGGACCATCATCTACACCTAAGAAAGAATATGAGAATTATGAAATAGCTCACTTTAGATTGAATGGTGACTCAAATTTCTTACCTTACGGAAAATCAATGATTGAAGGTGGTAGAAGAGTTTGGAAACAATTACAATTGATGGAAGATGCAATGTTGATTCATAGAGTAATGAGAGCTCCTGAAAAAAGAATCTTTAAAGTGGATGTTGGTAATATTCCACCAAATGAGGTAGATAACTATATGCAGAAAATTATTAACTCATCTAAAAAAGTTCCATTCGTTGATGAAAGAACTGGTGAGTATAACTTAAAATATAATATGCAAAACTTAATTGAAGATTATTACATGCCAGTTCGTGGTAGTGATAATGGAACTTCAATTGATACTTTGAAAGGATTGGAATATAATATGATTGATGACATTAACTATTTGAAAAATAAGTTTATGGCAGCATTACAAATTCCAAAAGCATATTTAGGGTACGAAGAAGATACAAATGGTAAAGCAACCCTTGCAGCAATGGATGTTAGATTTGCAAAAACCATTGAAAGAATACAAAGAGTAATGGTATCGGAATTGACAAAAATTGCAATTGTCCATTTATATGCACAAGGAATTGATGATGATAGATTGACAAACTTTACATTAGAATTGACAATCCCATCTAAGATATATGAACAAGAAAAAGTTGAATTGTATACTTCTAAAGTTGCATTGATTCAACAAATGCAACAAACTAAAATGGTTTCAAAAGAATGGATGTATGAGACTATTTTAAATATGGCAAAAGATGAACAAGAGAAAATGGCAATGCAGGTATTAGAAGATACCAAACAATCATTTAGATTAAACTCAATTGAAACTCAGGGAATGGACCCGGCAAAACCAACAGGCACAGAAGGCCCTACTGATGTAGAGGAAGAAATCAATTCTATAAATTCCGAATTAGAAAGTGAAAGTAAAATAGGTAGACCAAAAGATGCAGTTAGATATGGTAAAGATGACCACATTGCTGGTAGAGACCCATTGGGTATTAAAACACTTAAATCAAAAGAAGGTTCAATACCATACAAACCAAGAAAAATATCATATTTAGAGGTTTTTAAAGATATGAACGGTAATAAAAAAACAATCTTAACAGAGAATTTGGATAAATAGTAATAAACTAATATAAAAACATATTTATATTAGATAAATAATATCAATTGATGAAAAAAATAAAGCATTCTAAATTTAAAAATACTGGATTCATATTTGAATTATTAGTAAGACAAATTACTTCAGAAATCATGTCTGCAAATAAATCAGTAGCAGAAAAAATTTTAAAAGAACATTTTAATTCTAAAAAAGAATTATCTAAAGAACTAAAGTTATATCAATATTTGATTAACGAAAAGTATAATTCGGAATCAAAGGCTGAACAATTTATCAATACGATATTGGAAGCTCGTAAAAAAATTGATGAGAAAAAACTTACAAAAGAAAAGTACATCCTTATTAAAGAAATTAAGGAAACTTATAATTTAGATGAGTTTATTAAATCTCCAATATCAAACTATAAAACTCTTGCA